ATAAAGAGCATATTATTGATGCTTGGAATATTAATAGTAAGCCTATTGGCTCTGTGCATATTGGTAATGTTAGTTCTGCCAGTATCGGTTATACGTTAAAATATATGTGTAAAGAATCAAAAATACCAATGCATCAAAATGATGATAGAAAAAAGGAATTTGCCGTTATGTCAAAAGGATTAGGAAAAAATTACATGACAAATGCCATGATAAAATGGCATAAAAATGATTTATTAAATCGTATGTATGTACCTATAGAAGATGGTAAAAAGATTGCAATGCCAAGATATTTTAAAGATAAAATATATTCAGAAATAGAAAAAGATAAAATCAATGAACACATGGTTAAAATTGGTGAAGAACAAGACGAAAAAATGTTACAATTTTATGGTTCAGAATATGAAAAGGAAAGAATGCAAATGGAACAAGGATTAAGAGCATTTAAGAAAATGTATAAAGATTCAGAATATGAAAGAAAACAAAACTATGAAAATTAAAAATTTTATGAATTATGGTCAATTTGAAAAAGACCATGAAAAAGAGTTTGGGCCCAGTCAAACAATACCTGACCAAACAATGTCTATTAGAGAATTGGTAAGAAGATACGCTAGTGGATTACCTTTAGGTGGAAGTAAAGAGCCAATATATGAAGGAGAAGAAGGCGATGGAATAGATCCACGCAGACTCGATTTAGCTGAACGTCAAGAACTTGAGATAGCTGCTCGTCAGGAACTTGAAGAAATCGAAGCTCGTTTAAAGAGCACAAAAATAACAACTGAACACAAGTTGTCAAAAAAGGATATTGAAGATATCCAATCACAAGATGTGGAACATCTTGATTAACAGAGTAAAACGGCTGTGCAAACTCGTTTGCATGGCTGTTTTAATCAAGACAAGCGCAGCGCGTCAGTAATAAGCACTAATACTCTTGATATATTAGTGCTTATTGACACCAAAGAGTTATATTTGGAAAGTGAATTAGGCCGAAGGAGGTACGACGCACAACGAAATGAACAAAAACAAATAGACGATAGTGTCAAAAAAAAACAAAAAAAACAAAAAGTATGGGATTATCACCAGACGCATGGGCAAGTATAGGAACAACCCTATTCAATACAGGCTCACAACTATTTACAAATAGTCAAAACAGAAAAAACGCATTAGCAGATTGGAACAGACAAAATGCCTATAACAATCCAAAACAACAAATGCAAAGATATAAGGAGGCAGGATTAAATCCGAATCTTATATATAACCAACAAAATACTGCACAACCAGTACGAAGTACAGATTATGTAGCACCTCAAGCACCTGATTTTCAGGGTGTATTAGCAAAAAGTTCTCAAATTAAGATGCTAGATCAACAAACAAAAAATGCAGAATTACAAAATGACCTTATAAACGCTCAAATAAGTAAAACAAGAGCTGATGCGTTATATGTAGCAAGTAATACTAAATTTAAAGATTTAGATGTAGAAAGATTACGAGGTATGATGCCCGGTTTAGTAGAGGGCGTACAATTACGAAATTTAGCAACAAAGCAGGAAATTGCAAATAAAGTAGCAGATACAAACAATAAAATAGCTCAATTACCTATATTAGAAAAACAAAAGGATAAATTAGGTTATGAAATAGATAAATTAATGCGTACAAATGCATTTATTGAATTAAATGCAAATCAACAATTAGCAGTTCAAAGAGCAATGGTAAAAAGTATAAATATAGCCACAGATTTAAACAGAAAAAAAATCACTACAGAAGATTTTAATCAACAAAGAATTTATAAAGAAATTTTAACACCTATTAAAAGGGATTTAGATGAAAATGGTGTTGATATGTCATGGGTAGACAAAATTATTGGATTAGGTGGAATGTTATTACCCTATAATATGGGTAAAATTTTACCAAAATTTGGAAAATAATGAGATTATATACACAAGATCAGATATTAAGGCTTATAAAGCTTTATAATACGGCAGACATGTCCGAAAAAGAGTTACTTAAAAAGTACGTAGAACAGGCATTATACAAATATTTTAATAACAAACTAAAAACAAAAACATGCGAAGAAGGAGCTATCGCCGAACATCTCGAAAGGGCAGTTATGGCAAACGACGTAAAGTAAGCCGTACATATTATGTATCACGCGGCGGAATTCGACTATAACAAATGGGGGTTAGTCACCCCCTATTTAAAAAATTAAAACAAAAACAAAAATGGGAAAAAATTTATTCAATTCCATTAAACTCGAAAGACCAAAAAAGAATGTCTTCGATCTCACGCATGACGTGAAATTATCAGCAGATATGGGTAATCTTACCCCTATTTTAACATTAGAATGTGTACCCGGAGACAAATTTGAATTAGGATGTGAATCACTTATTAGATTTAGTCCATTAATTGCTCCTGTAATGCATAGAATGGATGTAAGTATGCACTATTTCTTTGTACCAAACAGGATATTGTGGGAAAATTGGGAAAAATTTATTACAGATGCAAATTCAGGAGCAGTTATGCCATATTTGCCATCATCAATTTTTGAACCAAATAATATTCCAGCATATCCAACAACTTCATTAACTGCAGATTATTTAGGTGTACCAACACCACCAAATGGTTCAACCGGTGTAAATATTAATGCTTTACCATTTGCAGCATATCAATGTATTTATAACGAATATTATAGAGATCAAAATTTAATTGCACCTGTTAATTATAAATTAATTGACGGAAATAATGCTACAACTGAGCCTAGAGTTAGAGAATTAACAAATTTACGTAAAAGAGCATGGGAACATGATTATTTTACTGCTGCTTTACCTTTTGCTCAAAAAGGTGCTGCAGTAGATATACCATTAGGCGAAATTTCAGGTGATGTATTAGTAAAAACAAGTGGAGCTACAACTACATTATCAGGTACTACTAATATTACAGTACCAAGTGCTTTACCAACTCCACCGTATGCACCGAATCAATTATTTGCTGAAACAGATGGTATAGAGTTACAACCAACAACAATTAATGATTTAAGACGTGCTTTTAGATTACAAGAATGGTTAGAAAAGAATGCCCGCGGCGGTACACGTTATATTGAAAGTATATTAACACATTTTGGTGTTAAATCCAGTGATAAACGATTACAAAGACCTGAGTATATAACAGGAGTAAAATCACCTGTAATTATTAGTGAAATAGTAAACACCACAGGACAAACAGAAGGATTACCACAAGGTAATATGGCCGGTCATGGTATGTCAGTAAGTTCAGGCCGTTCAGGTTCATATTATTGTGAAGAACATGGTTATATAATTGGTATAATGTCTGTAATGCCTAAAACTGCATATCAACAAGGTATTCCAAAAACATTTCTTAAAAATGATACATTAGATTATTATTGGCCATCATTTGCACATATTGGAGAGCAACCTGTAGTTAATAATGAATTATATGCATATACTGCATCAGGAGAAGAAACATTTGGATATGTTCCACGATATAGCGAATACAAATTTATGCCAAGTAGAGTTGCCGGAGATTTTAGAAACGAACTAGATTTTTGGCATTTAGGTAGGATATTTAATGAACAACCATCATTAAGTGCAGCATTTGTAGAATGTGAACCTACTAAACGTGTATTTGCAGTAGAAGATGGAGTTCAATCATTATATTGTCATGTATTAAATAAAATTAAGGCTATTAGACCTATGCCAAAATTTGGTACACCAATGTTTTAAACATGAGTACAAGATGTATAACACCTTTTTATAAAAAAGAACCTATAAGAGGCGAATACATGCCATTACCATGTGGAAAATGCCCCCCATGTAAAAAACGCCGTACAAGTGGATGGTCGTTTAGATTAGTAAAGGAAGGAGAGCGGAGTATATCCGCTCTCTTTATTACATTAACATACGATACTGAATATGTACCAATTACAAAAAATGGCTTTATGAATCTTGATTTACAAGATTTACAAAAGTTTTTTAAACGATTAAGAAAAAAAACACATGAAAAACTCAAATATTATGCAGTTGGGGAATATGGTAGTCAAAAAAAGCGACCACATTATCATAT